ACAATGTTTTGAATCAAGTTGTAGATTTTAACATGGTGCTTCAAAGTGATGGCAAAAACATCAACGGATACATTATATATGACGAAGATAATTTTTGGCCATTAGAATTAACAAGTGGCATGGAACGTTTTATTTCATCTCTTGCAATACGTATTGCACTTATCAATGTTTCAGCATTACCTCGTCCAAATTTCATCGCAATCGATGAAGGATGGGGGTCATTGGATTCTGAACATATTTCTGCAGTTGTAAATTTATTTGATTATTTTAGAAATAAATTTGATTTTTCCATTATCATATCTCATGTTGACACTATGCGTGACATGGTAGACAATTTATTGGAAGTTAACAAGATAAACGGTTTTAGTGAGATTCGACACAATTGATATTTATATAAAAAAAGTATCAATGAATGAAACGTAAAGAAGCAGTTTACAAAGGGTTAAAATTTGCACCAGTTTGGTTTGAAGATACTTCTGCGACATCGCCAGATTATTTTCAAATATCTGAGTTTCCTACAAGATTAACTTCCGGAAAAAATCTTTTTAAACTTCGAGGGAATCCAACGTCATTACGTCCTGGTAGTTTTTTAAACATAGAAGTCTTAGATTACAACGGAAATCCTATATATTCAGAAGTTATCAATTATATTGATGATGATAAATCTAGAGTAGTTGCTATATACGTATACGAAGAAACATCTCCGGGAAATTGCACCATAACATTAATAGGAGAAGCTGCAAATGCACCTGCAGAATGGCAAGGTAAACCCAATGTTAAATGGAGTAGATCCGTACCGGTTAATCCTAACGTATCAAACGTATCAGAAATAATTTTTGAAACTCTGCCTACTTTGGTTGTACAAGAACAAGTTGGAGTACAATTGGATAGAATATATAGTTCAGGAGGACAATTTCCTACTTATAATACCGGCACTGTTAAATATTTTACATACAACGGACAACCTGCTGTTGAATTAATAGGAGGATTGTTTACCAATGATATGTCTACTGGTACTTTAACAGTTACCACACCAGTTAATCCTGCTCCTACTCCCACATATACTCCATCTACAACTACGTATACGAGTACGATTAAAAAGATATTAAGTTCAACCGTAGCATTGTTAGATACAGAATATACAGTTTATAGCAGCCAAAGTATATCAGGTCATACGTATTCTAGTTTTGATGCATCTGCGTATAGCATTGCATATGAAGCTACTCCTACTTACGTTGCAACTCAAAATTCAGAATCATTTGCTTTGATACAAATAAAAGGATTAGAACCAGCAGCTGGAGATGTATCTAGAGTAAAAGTTTTCATGAACAACAACGGCACCGTTGGTACTTGGGAACTTTTAAATGATGTAGAATTAGAAGAAACGGAAATATTCGTTTCTAATACTTCAAGTTTATATCCCGATGTTAGCATTGGTTCATTTACGTCGCAAAGTGTTATCGATACGTATTGGGAAGGAGTTTCGTATGTTAATGGAGTTTCAGCAACCGCTCCAACATTAACATGGTCGACTGCATCATTGAATAATGCAATGCAAATACAAAATAACGTAGATATATCCGCACGTAATTCAGTTAGCATTGCAAAAATTAAATCTACATACAATGGTATTTTTATTGCAAACTCCGAATACAAAGTTACTATTGATGCAATAGGTTCTATATCTGGCTCTGGTGTTGCAAAATTATCTTTGTACATGTCCGGAAGTGCATTTGATTACGATGCTACGGATTATTTCAATCAACAATTTCCTGTACGATTTGGTAAACGCCTAGGAGAATTAACCATATCACAAAATTCACAACGTTATGATGATGTTGTTTTTAGTTTCGAAACTGACAGAGAAGGCGTTGGAACATTGTTATTGGTAGTAGAATCTGGAACATGGGAAATAGCAGATGTTAGAACTACAACGGATAATGATTCCGGATATTCTCCTAATTATACTAGATTAAGAACTTTGGTTCCTACTGCACATAAATCTGACAATCAACTTACATTTAAAGCTGAATATTACAACGTTAATGGAGAAAAGAGCAAACAAATTAGTTATGTTTATAATAAAAATTGGGAAGGAGGTAATCGTTACATTGATGGCGATTATTCTATGCTTACTGGATCTTTATATGTAGCAGATTCATTACAGTCAGGTGTAGCAATTTCTGGATACAAAGATACCGGATTTGTTAGATCTTTAGGATATGAAGGATTTGCAGCTGGATATCCAGGATTTTTATTGTGGAGTGGATCTGCATTAGCAGGATCCGCGGGTACTAAAGGAGGAGTTCCATATAGTGGAGTTGGATTAGAATTGTATGCAAATACCGCAAGTTATTTTAGATATAGTACAAAAGATAGTGAAATAGATGTACGTACAGATAAATTCTTTTTTGGTAATCCAAATTCACAATTTATATCAGGATCTAATGGAAATGTAGAAATTTCTTCTAGCGGATTTCATTTAACATCGGCTGGTAATGTAACTGCATCTTCATTTTTAGCAGTTAATGGAAACAACGTATTATTTGATTCAAATTCAGAATTTGCAGATGCATTAAACATCGGCCGAATTGTATATTTTGATAGATCTGAATTTTCATACACAGGTAATATTGGAAGTGACGGTACTCCGGTAACATCATCTATATTTGAAACATTTATATTACCCGGTGAAACTCGTATGCAAGTTTCATTAACTACGCAATATAACAATCAAAATATTACTAATCGTACGATTAATGGTGAATGGTATATACAGTCTGCTAGTAGTATCGTATTAAATCCAGGAGTAAATGATTATGATACATGGAGTACTCCGCGATCGCTTTCTAATGGGTCATTTACTATACTACAAGTAGCTAGCGGTTCTACGTATGGTAATTCTAGAACTATTGAAATAGTAGATGGCACTATAGGCCAAAATAATTTTATAGATTGCCAAGGTAAATACGTAAGAATTTACATGATAGCCAAGCATTCATTACCCGGCGCCGTTAGTAGTCAATTAAAAATGAAACAATTTGTATATCGTACTAGCAGAACTGTAGGCGGGGCAACTGGCAGTCTAGGCTTTCCAGTTGCCTAATATTTATATATAAAGAAACAAAATGAACAACATAACAGTACTTTTTCCTGGAGGCTTCAAACCATTAACTGGCGCACATTTAGAATTAGCAAATCGTTATGCACAAAATTCGAACGTGGATCGAGTAATACTTTTAATTGGTCCTAAAGAACGAGACGGAATTACCCGAGAAAAAACTATAGAATTGTTTAACGTTTTAAATGATAATCCAAACATAGAAATACAACCAACAGAATTTAATTCTCCTATCATGGCTGCATATGAATATTTGTTTGCATTGCCAGAAGACGCAACGGGACAATATGCAATGGCTGCATCTGCTAAAGGAGATGATTATGTACGTGCAAAAGATTTTATTCCAAACGTAGATAAATATGCAACAATTGGAGATAAAAAAGGACGAACAATACCACGTGGCATCGATGCAATAGAATTGAATATTAACGTTGATCCATTAACGAGTAGCACCGGAGAACCTATATCAGCTACTATGGTACGCAACGCAATTGCTAACAATGATTACAATGCATTTCGTTCTGCATATCCGCAATTCAATGATGCTAAAGTTAAAAATGCATGGCAAATTGTAACAGGATTGCAAGAAGCGCTTTTTACTAAAGAATGGTGGATAAAAGTCTTGCAAGAAGATGCGGATGCTGTAATTGAACAAATAATGTTTCCTAAAGAAAAACAACGTCATACACAAAAAATAAAAAAATTAAGATCGTTTTTAGAAAAACATCGTGGAGAATCTTTTGTATATGATTTTGATGATTTTCAAAAAACTGTAGTAGGTGCTAAATTAATAGAAAATATTATTACAGAAAATTACATTACGCGTCAAGAATTGAGTAGCATAGAATCCGCAGTTGATGGATTTTTTCAACGCTACGGAATTGATGTAGATTTTCAAGGCAAATTTACACATTTTATAGATAGATTGAATGATCCAAGAAACGAGGCGCCTATATATACAGACGAATTGCGAGATTTCTTTGAAGATTTAGCGACAGAATATGGTGATAAAATTGCTAGACAATTGGATTTAGAACGACCAACTGGCGTAGGATCTGATTATCAATTTGATATTCCAATTCATATGCCGTTCATGTTGCAATGGAATCCTAGCAAAAAAATAATTGAATTGATTCCGAGAACTATTAAAAAACAACGTGATAGATGGAAATCAAATAATCCAGAAGATATTATATATAAAATAGAATCTGCAATGAGTACTGGCAATATGTTGACAGAAGGAGGCGCAGCAGGACACATGGCACATCCATGGGACGATCACGGATTAACTTTCAACGATGTTCGAGAAATTGTATCACGCGGATTAGAAGGACGATTGGATATAGAACAAGCAGTCACTGAAAAAACTGATGGACAAAATATTTTTGTTACTTGGAAAGATGGTCAACCTGGATTTGCTAGAAATAAAGGCACCGTAATCAATCCAATGACTCCGGATCAACTCATTGCAGATTTTGAACGCAAATATCAAGAATCCATACAAAAAAATGGAGCAGAAGCTTCTGCTGGATATAAATTAGTAGTAGATGCATATCGTGCATGTGCTGAAGATTTAACAGAATCTTTAAACAAAATTGATGCAAATACATTGGCTCAGATATTTAAAAACGGACGTGTATTTGCAAACATGGAAATCATTTATCCAGCAACTAGAAACGTTATTGCATATGATAAAGCTCATTTACAGTTTCACAATTTAGTTGAATATGATGAAAAAGGCAATGCAGTTGAAACTGATTTAACTGGCGGAGCAATGATGCAAAGCGTTATTCAAGATGCAAATGCACACATGCAAAAAACATTTTCATTTATTCCTCCTCAAAAAATTAAATTGGGACGAGTATATGATTTTGAAGATCAACAAGCTGCATTTTTCAATGAAATAGATCAGTTACAAAAGAAATACAATTTAAAAGAAACGGATTTGTTAAGTGATTATCATAAAGCGTGGTGGCGTGATGTAATACAAAGCAAAGCACAACAATTAAATTACAATATTTCAGAAGACATATTAAACGCTTTGATATATCGTTGGGCATTTGATGACAAATCAACTAACATCTCCGTACTTAAAAAACAAATTGATAATCCAGAATTTGTAAATTGGGTTACTGAATTTGATAAATCTGATTTTAAGAAATTTAAAAAACAAAATTTAGAACCATTTGAATCTATATTTTTAAGATTGGGAGTATTGGTTTTGCAAAATGCATCTAATTTCTTAGCAGCAAATCCAAATCAAACTGTACAAACAATCAAAGCAGAAATGAATCAATTGATTGGAGAATTGCAATCATCTCCAAATCAAGCTACATTGGATAAATTAAAACTAGAACTTCAAAGAATTCAAAAATTAGGAGGATTTGATGCAATTGTTCCTGCAGAAGGCGTTGTATTTACTTATCAAGGCAATACATACAAGATGACAGGCGCATTTGCACCGGTAAATCAAATTTTAGGAGTGTTAAAATACGCACGATGATATTTATATAAAATAAAGGAAAATTGTAATGGCGCAAAAACATAAAAGCAAGTATAAAACACCAAAGGATTTTGAAAAATCACAAAAACCAAAACCAAGAAAAGATCTTAAAGATTATACTGAAGACGATAAAAAAGGTGCATTGAATCCACGTTCAACGGGAGACAAACAACTTAACGTTTTGCGTAAAACAGATAAAGCTGTACAAGATGACGGCAAAATGTTTCCAAAATACAATGACGATGACAGGTTGTATAAAGACATCGCAGATGGAGACTATGATCCTAAAACTGCAGCAAAGCGTTTAAAGAAGCGTCAAGATGCAGAAGAAAAAGAAGTTAAAGATGTTTTAAAAGATAAAATTGAAAATTTAACTAGAGAACAAAAAGAACGTTTGGTTAGAGAGTATGTTCGAAGAAAAATACAAAAAGTATTGTTTGAACAACCAGATCCAAACGCACCTGCACCAGAAGAAGAACCGGCACCAGAAACTCCACCAGCAGATGCTCCACCAACACCGGATGCGCCACCTGCAGATGCCGCTGCTACTCCACCAGCCGATGCCGCATCTACTCCTCCAGCAGAAGAGCCAACTATGGATATGAGTACTCCACCAGCAGGAGGAGGTGCACCTAGTCCAAGTCCATCACTTAGTCCGGCGCCAACAGATATGGCTGCTCCAACCGACGCTGCGGCTCCAACAGATGCTGCAACAACCCCACCTGCAGATTCTGCAGCAACGCCGCCTGCAGCTGCGCCACCACCGCCATCTCCAGAAGAAGAAACTGATAAACTAATACAAAAAGCTTCAGAAAGATTGTCAAAAGAAGGTGCTATTGGTAAAATTAAACTTATCAATAAAATTTTAAAAAATGCAATGAAAGAAGTTGATATGGAAGATAAAGCTAATTTTTATAAAATGCTTAGATCTTTTGCTATAAAAAAGATAGCTACATTGTCAACTGAATCTGAACCGCAAGAAACTGAAGAACCAAAACCACAATAAAGTTATATGTCTAAAAAGTTACAAAACGTCAAAGCTGTCAAACAAATGATTGATGGCTCTCATAAGTTTCAAACCAAAAAAATCATTGGATTTTCCGATGCTAACGAAACTGCAAAGAAAAATGAAAAACATCAAATTGGAGATGTTTGGGAAGAAACTGATACTAACGGAATAACATACGTTATCGAACAAAAAGATGGGTTTCGAATCAAAAAACTTAAAACTTCAGAAGTATTACAAACAGTACGAGATGAAATAAGATCTTATCCTAATTGCCGCAAAGAAACATGCACGTGCATAGTTAAACATCCGCTCAATGAAAAAATGAGAAAACTTCATGGAATGTGTTTTGATTGTGTAATAGAAATGGAACACGAATTAAAAAAAGATGGCAAGTACGAAGAATACGAACAAAACAAAATACGTGAAAATGCATTAGCATGGTTAGAAGATGCAGAACGAGATGTAGCATTATTAAAACAAGCTTACACTCAAGTACAAGAATTTGTTACGAATTCGGAAGGACAAAAAGAAACATGGTCAGCAAAAATGACTACAGAAGAATTTGAAAATACCATACAAGCAGAATTTGATAAATTCAAAGAAAATTTTTTAAATAAATTAAACGGAACAAAAAATGAAAACGATTAAAAAATATTGGATGTTAATAGTAGGAGCAATTGCCGCAGCTTTTGCATTTTTTATATTTACTTCAAAACGTCGCAATGAAAAAAAATTAAATAAACTGCAACAACAAATTGACGATAACGAACAAATTGTTGATAAAATTGACGGAAAAGTTGAAGTAATTAATAAACAAAGAAACGAAATAAAACAACAAATCGAACAACAATTACAATCTATAGAACAATTAGAAGAAAAAAAGCAAGAGATTAAACCGGAAACTAGAACGGTATCTGATGCTAAAGAAAATATTCTAAACAAAACTAGAAGAGGTCGTAAACCTAAAAAAAGCAACTCATGAAAAAGTTATTAGTTATATTATTATTTCCATTAACGAGTTTTTCTCAAATTGCGGATACATGTTTTACGGAACAACAAGTCTTAGATATATCATTTACATTGGATTCTTTAACTGAATTAAATGATATCAACGAACAAATTATTTCAGAACAAAAACATTTATTAGAAAAGCAAGGCAAATTAATTGAATTGGATTCTATGCAAATTGCATATCGAGAACAACAACTTGTTTTGTTGCAAAAGAATATTGATTTGTATGTAGAACGAGAAAAACGTTTACAGCCAAAATGGTATGATCACAAAGCACTTTGGTTTAGTGGTGGAATTTTAACTACATTGTTTACCGGAGTAATCATTACTGAATATTTCAAATAATGTCACAAACACCTAACATAAAACAAATAATACAGCAACAGTACACTATGTGTGCTAAAGATCCTGTATTTTTTATGCGTAATTATTGTTACATTCAACATCCTAAACGAGGTAAAATTAAATTTAATTTGTACAAGTTTCAGGAAGAATCATTAAGCGAATTACGAGACAATCGTTACAACGTAATACTTAAATCTAGACAGTTAGGTATTTCAACATTAGCAGCAGGATTTGCTTTATGGAGCATGTTATTTGCAGAAGATTTCAACGTGTTAGTTATTGCAACTACACAAGAAGTAGCAAAAAACTTAGTAACTAAAGTGCGAGTGATGCATGACAATTTGCCAAGTTGGTTGAAAGGTACGGTAGAAGCTGACAATAAATTATCACTTAAATTTAAAAACGGTTCGCAAATCAAAGCAGTATCTTCAGCAACAACTGGAGCACGTTCGGAAGCGTTATCTTTATTAATAGTTGATGAGGCCGCATTTATTCGAAACATTGAAGAAATATGGATAGCATCGCAAGCAACATTATCAACGGGTGGTGGTGCAATAGTATTATCAACACCTAACGGCGTAGGTAACTGGTTTCATCAAACATGGGCCGATGCTGAATCTGGAATAAACGGATTTCATACAATTAAACTGCATTGGACAGTGCATCCGGAACGAGATCAATCTTGGCGCGATGAACAAACTCAATTGTTAGGAGAACGAGGTGCAGCACAAGAATGTGATTGCGATTTTGTTAGTTCTGGACATACCGTAGTAGATGGTCCATTACTGTTAGAATATGATGAACGTTGCGAAGACCCGGTAGAACGACGCGGCTTTGATGGAAATTATTGGGTATGGGAATATCCGGATTACGCTAAAGATTACACAGTAGTAGCTGACGTTGCACGAGGTGACGGTGCTGACTTTTCTACATTTCAAATATTTGAAGTAGAATCAGTACGTCAAGTTGCTGAATATAAAGGCAAAATTGCTCCTAATGATTTTGGAAACATGTTGGTAACGGTAGCTACGGAATGGAACAACGCGTTGCTAGCAATTGAAAATGCAAACATAGGATGGGCAGCGATTCAGCCGGCATTAGATAGAGGATATCAAAATCTACATTATACATACAAAGATGACGGATATACAGACGCATCTGTGCAATTGAAAAAAGGTTATGATATGAAAGACAAAAGCCAAATGGTTCCCGGAGTATCTACAACATCTCGTACGAGACCTTTAATGATATCTGCATTAGAAATGTATATGCGACAAAAAACGCCATTAATACGAAGCAAACGACTCATACAAGAATTGTTAGTATTTGTTTGGTTGAATGGAAAAGCACAAGCACAACAAGGATACAACGATGACTTGGTAATGTCATTTGCAATTACATTGTGGTTACGAGATACAGCATTAAAACTAAGACAACAAGGAATTGATTTAAATAAACGTGCGTTATCTTCATTTCAAAAAACAAACACAGTCATATACACCGGTAAATCAAAATCACAAGATACTGGATGGAATTGGAATCCTGGCGATGGTGATCAAGATTTAACTTGGCTAATCTAAAAACTGCTAAGGTTCTGTACATAGTTATATTTATTATAAAAAAGAAATATGGCGTCATTAAGAAAACGTTTACAAAATCTATTTAGTACCAATGTTATCGTACGTGCTTACGGAAAAGATCAACTACGAGTAGTAGATACAAATCGTTTGCAAAGCGTTGGTAATTTAGCTCAAAGCAAAGTAGCAGATA